CCCTTCATGTACTCCGCAAGTTGAACTTTATCGGGTACGTACTTGAAGAAGTCAGGGAGAGACGACTCAGGCTGTGCATCTAAGAAATACTCTAGCTCTGACTTAGCCTGCTTCTCTATGTCTGTCTTAGGTGGAAACAAACCAAAGAGCTTATCTATGCCCTTCATGATAAGAGTGGCACGTTCTTTACCCATGTAGGCTGCAGCCTCTGGGATGCTAAGTACTTCTGGAAGCTCTCGTGCCGGAGTCTCACCTTTAGTATCCAATCTCTTAGTAAGTTTAACCTTCTCACCTGGACGGATCATATCAGGGTTAGCAATCTGTGGATTAGCATCAATGACATCTTGCACAGGTACATTGTTTGCTTCAGCAATGGCTGTGAGTGTATCACCAGCCTTAGTGATAACGTCAGGCAGTTCCTCTACAGTGATAGGCTCAGGCTGAAGTGCATCTCTGAGAACATCTGGGTCTGTTATATTGGGGTCAGGTTCTTCTTCACTCTGCGCACCCTGATATACTTCTGGTATCTCAAGTGCTTCACGCATTGCGTCATCAATAGCTGTACCACGAAGGTAGTCTTTAATCTCAGTAGAGATCTCCGCCATGCTCTGAGTAGAGTACAGATTCATAGGGTTGTAGCTTGATTGTTTAGGTGGTGTGAGGGTAGCACCTGCAGATGTCAGAGCAGTAGCAGTGTTGCTATACAGAGTAGCCGCTGGGTTGTAAGACTGTCCATAGCCAGGACCATCATCCGACTTGTTTGACGCTGCACCTGTGAAGCTGCCTGTAGATGTAGCACTAGAGGAGAATGTCTGTGTTGCACTAGCTGTACCCGCATTGCTTGTAGGGGCATAGCTAGATCCCGCATACATATCTGCATCCATGTTACGACCAGAGCGAGAGCCTAAGCCACTAGGGCGTGACTGTGGTCTAGGGGAGCTAGTAGGTGCGCTTGATACAGCTGAGGTGTTATAATCTGGTTCTGGCATAGTAGGGTTAACCTTTTGGTTACTTATTGAAAAGGTAGTCAGCGGCGTTGATGGCAATCTGTCCAAGGAATGAGCCGGATGCGGCAGACAAACCAGTAGCATCAGTGTCACCTGCAGCGGCTGCTGAAGCTTCAGCTTGTATCTTAGCAACGGCAATGTTCGCATCCCTTTGTGCTGCGTTCTCGCCAGACTGCCAAGCCCAAGCAAGAACATCACGTTCACGCTGAACAATATTGTTATAGGCAGTCATGGTCAGGTTGTTTGCAGCAAGTGCAGCGTCACGGTTAGCTTGGTTGTTTGCAGCATTCTCAGCTGTTGTTACAGATTGTGCCCACTGAGCGTTAGCTTGTGCTACAACTAGGTGGTTTGTAGCGTTGAACTGGTCACGAGCATTCTCTTGATCAGCGTTAAAACGAGCCAGAGCGTTAGTCTCACCAGCGTTAAACCGAGACATAGCATTCTTTTGCTCCGAGTTAAACTGTGATACCTGTGTAGCAAGTGTAGAGAAGAACTGGTTAGTCTGATTCTCAGAGGTAGCGTTGAATTGCTTAGCGGCATTCTCAGCTGCTGTGTCAGACAGGATACTGTTAACACGCTCTTGTGCTTTGAACATGCTCATTTGTTGTTCGTTGCTGAGATTAGTCATATCCATCTGCAAGAAAGCTTGAGCATTCTGTACCTGTGCTTGCTGACGGTTGTTAAGGTTAGCCATGTCGATGTTTGTCATAGCAGCGGCATCAGCCATAACCTTAGCTTGACGATTACTCAGGTTAGCTAAGTTCATGGTCTGTGCCATCTTAGCATTCTCAAGAGCTACCTGCTGCTGTGCAGTAAAGTTCATGTTAGCTATCTCAGAGATCTTAGCTGCGTTCTGAACCTTGGCTTGAAACTCTTGAGTGAACTCCATGTTGAGGAAACCCGCACGTTGACGCGCTGACTCCATAGCTACTTCTTGCTTGTTAGATGCATCCATCTGTGCAATAGGTAACGCAGACTCCATAGCAGCCTGTATGATAGCCATACCTGCCATTGATGACGCAGAGAGACCACGAGCAGCCATTGCAGCTGTAGCACCCCGCATAGCGCCTGCAGCCCATGCTGGTGTAGCGCCACCCTCAAAGTCTGCCATAAGGGAAGCCATCTCATCTTGGACACTAGCAGCTTCTAGCTTCTCTGTGCCATAGATGTCCTGTACCCTCTGCTGATCCACAGCTGCACCCGAGACTAGCTCACCTGTTTCAAGTGCGCGTGTAGGTGTACCCTCTACGGTAGTAGCTTCACCTTGTGCAGCGTCTAGGTCAAGCTGAGCCATCTTAGTTGGATCACTCACTGCCGCATCCATAGTAGCAGCATCACTTACTTCACCTGTAGCAGCAGTAGCACCTTTAAGAGATGCGTCTACAGCACCAGCAGCAGCAGTAGGATCTACAGTAGAAGCGTCCATAGCAGGTGAAGCTACAGCACCCGGAGCCTGTGCCGCTGTTGTAGTAGTTGCTGTAGTAGCAGAACCCGCTTGACCTGTACCTGTGGTAATATCTGTACCTGTACCTTTGTCTGCAGCGACATCAGCTTTAACAGTCAGCTTACGTGGGTCGGCAGTGATAGCTCTCGTTACAGTAGCTGCACTACCAAGAGGGCTTTCTGCTTTGGTTACTTCTTCTTCTTCATCTGTAGTAGTGTCACCACCCTCAGCCATTTGCATAGGAGAGCCTTCGATAGTACGTCTAGCCGCTAGTGTGAACTTACCCATTCGTGCTGCAGCCGCAGGGTTAGACGCCAGAAAGACGTTTATAGACTTATCATCCATAGGGCCGTTGTAGCCCAACGCTGGTAAAACCTTGTTCTGTAATGTCTCAGGTTTAAACCCTACAAACTTCTTAGCCATAATTACTTATTCCCTAACTGCATCCACACTGCACCAGCTATGAATGTTATAATTGCGAGTGTTGTTACTTTTACAAAAGTTGACCAGATACCTTTACGTGTATCTCGCCATACATCTAGTAGATCTCGCATTGCGTTGATATCTCTGGCTGCACTTTCATCGTGCAAACCTATGCTAGACAAAGCCTGCTTGGCTCCACGCTTTGCTGCTCTATCTAGCATAGCTTCTAACTCGTCTGGTGTCAATGTTATAGAGGACATTGTATAGTTATCCAATCACATTACAAGAAAGGCTCCAGTTCGTACTATTCTGGATATCAAACTGCGCCCCAGTGCTTGGGTTATCCCACCGTATTCCTGCGCCATTAACTCTTATCAGAACAGAGCTTGTAGTCACCTTGCTTATAAAGATACCCCAACCCGCATAACGATACCCAGACCCCGGCATAATAACGTCACCCACCGAAAAACCATTGTTTGCATTTTTTGCTGTAAGACATATTGTAACATTAACGGGGGTAGTACCTAAGTTATGAGTAAAGGTGTAGTTTGTGTCTACTGACCAACTGCTCAAAGGAGTCCCAATAAATTTTGATATCCCTGAGGTATTTGCTTCGATAGCTGCCTTCACTTTAGCTGGAGACACAAGGCTCTCAGTGGTATCTGTACCAGTCTCCCATGTGGCTTCTGCTTGGGTGGCTGCAACATACTTACTATCCAGTGCAGTTTGTAGACCATCTACGTTAGAGATAACGTGGTTGTGAGTGTCATCTGCAACAGTAGTTGTAATTGATGCATTAGAAGTTCCATCAAAGGATACACTACCTGTTACATCACCCGTAAGAGAGATAGTCCTAGCAGTTTGTAGTGCAGTAGCTGTAGCAGCATTGCCTGAAATACCGCCAGACACTGTACCCGTAACATTTCCTACGAGATTACCTGTAACGTCCCCTACGACCGGGCCTGTATGTGTGCCGTTTGTATTACCAGTAACATCACCAGTAACGTCACCTGTCAGATTACCCGTTACGTTGCCCGTTACGTTGCCTGTAACATCCCCTGTTAGGGCACCTGTTACATCGCCTGTTACGTCACCAGTAAGGTCACCCGTTACATTACCTGTTACGTTACCTGTGACACCCCCTGTTAGATTGCCAGTTACATTACCTGTAACATTGCCAGTAACATTGCCAGTCACGTCACCTGTCACGTTACCCGTTACAGCACCTGTAAGATCTCCAGTGACATCGCCAGTTAAGTTACCCGTCACATTACCAGTCGTATTACCAGTCAGGTTACCTGTGACATCTCCGGTAACACCTCCTGTAAGATTACCAGTTACATTACCTGTTA